CACAAACCCTATGGGCTTAGCATCTACACTATACTACAAGTTGCAGGATAAGTACGGTGCTCAGGGAATGTCTAACCAAGAGGCACGTGATGCGGCTGGCGAAGAGATGATTTCCCTTCTTGGGCCTAAATTCATGCTTGATAGAGTTTCTTTCACAGGTTCAGTTAAGAATCTTAATATACCAGCAACATATGAAGCATATGCTAGAGTATTTGAAGATAACAATGATTTAGTTGGTAGACTTGCCAATATCGAACCTGGTGATATTGGGCTTGTTGGCCTGCTTGCAGCAGATTTAAACTATAACCCAGCAGAACAATCTAACAATATTCTTTCATTACTTGCTGACCCAAAGAAAACACTCTCTGGAACAAGCAAGAACTTGAATGAACTCAGGATGAATCCAAAAGAAATTGAGACTGAACGTCTTAAGCAGCGCACATGGGACCAGTACATGACAGTAAAGCAGGCTTTAGAGGCAAAGATTACTGACGGTAAGACTCTACGTGCTCATCCAGAACTAAAGGCTGTTCTTGATAACTTAGCAGTTACAGCATTCAAGGACCAAAGCCAAGCATGGTACGACCAATATCAGTTGGCGCAAAGTGGCGATAGTTCTTATAAGTATGCTCGCGGATTGCAAGAGATTGTTAATGATGAGAAGTTTATGGCAAAGAGTGGCAAAAGCCAGTTCTGGCAAGATGCAAAAACATTTCTAGATTCTCGCGCTACATTTACTCAAGTGTACCAGGCTTTGCCTGACTATGACCCACGTAAGAGCAAACTCAGGGATGCTTACAACGAATGGGTTATAACCAATGCTGCACAATGGGATGGTAACTTGAAAACAATTCTTACACGATATTTTGACAATGACTCACTAAAGGCGGTTAACTAATATGGCTCTAACACCAGAGCAAGTACCTTTTGATGAGAATGGTGACGGCAAGTTAACTGGCGCAGAAATGCAAAATTACACTAACTGGACCATTGCAAACGCTTTTGCGAAAGATACGTCTGGCAATCCAAAGTCTGGTACAGATGTATCTACTGGTCAAACTAAGTTAACTAAAGAATCTGCTCGCGCCCTTATGGAGGCCGCAGCAGAAGCATCAGACTATATGGGCAAGTTCTCTAGTGCAGATGTTGCACAGTTCATGAAAGAATTTGATGCAGAACAAGCACGTCAAGTTGAGAAGGTCATTACAAAGACAAGTTCAAAGACAACTGTCGGTGCAACTGCTGGCGCGATTGACGCTACTGCTTCTAATACAGCAAAAACAGAGTATCCATCATTCTTTAAACCTGCCGAGTTTGCCTCTGACTGGGTATGGTCAAAGATTAACTTCAAGGATGAAGCAACCCTTGGGACAAAGTCCGTTACAGCGCTGGCAAATGTCCGTGCCGTAATTGACGCATTCCAGATTATGGGAGTCTCTGATGCTGAAGCAAAGATTGCTGCAAAGCAAATTGCTATGGGTAAAAAGACAATTGCTGAGTACACTACAGACTTGCAAAAAATTGCTATTAAAGAATACCCACAGTTTGCAGATAGATTCAAACTAGACCCAACTCTAACAACATATGATATTGCTTCCCCTGTTATTACTATGGTTGCTAAAACATTAGAAATGGACCCAAAGACAGTTAAGATGGACCATCCAATAGTGTTGGCATATACACGTTCTGCTGGTGCAGACGGCAAGGGTGTGGCACCATCATACTATGATTTGCTGCTTAAGACAAAATCTTTACCAGAATATCAAAAAACTCAACAAGCAAATAATGAAGCACGCGATAGTGCATCTTCGCTTGTCAAGGCATTAGGATATGGACTATAATGGCACAACCATCCGCTAAAGTACCTGTAAAATCAGGTGACACATTATCTGGTATTGCAAAAGCCAACAATACAACTGTCTCTGCAATTCTTGCTGACCCACGCAATGCAACTATTGCAGCACGCGTTCAGGCTGGAACCCCAGCAATTTTTAATGGCTCATCCGTAGCAATCCCTGCTAAAGCACCCGCAACACCTGCTGCAGAAATTGCTAGAATTAAAGAAATTGCTGCTGCTAATCCAACAGCGCCTACTGGCACAACCTATAACCAACGCGTTGTAGAGGCTATTAAATCTGGCACGCAAGCAACAACAGATGTAAATGCAAATCCAATAAAGCCTAAAGTTACGCCAGATGTAGTACCAGACGTAGTACCAGATGTGGTGCCAGATGTAGTACCAGACGTAGTACCAGATGGCAACAAGTTCCCTAAGGCTGGAACATTGCTTCGTTATAAGCCTGGTAGAACACCTGGCTCACGCATTCCCGTATATGCTGATGGCAATGGCGGAGAATTTGATGGTGAGGAAATAACTAATCCAGTAAATCCAGGAAGCACTGGTTTTACAGATACTGGCAAGGTAACTCTTGCCGCGAACACATTTGCTAATACTATTGCGCTCCTCATGGGTGAACTTGAAGCAAGTCAACCTTGGGTTGAAGAATTACGAGTGCTTGCACAGGGATTTATAAATACTGGTTCATCAGTAGATGAAGCAATCAACTTGGCTCTTCGTGATGCAAAAGCACAAGGCAAAGCAAGTAAATTCGTAAACCGTTTCTCTGCAATCTTTAAGTTGCAAGATAGACTTAATGCTGGCGAGACCGTACAGGTCCCAACTATTGCAGAATATGTGCAGTCAGAACAAGCACTTGGAGACGTCCTTCGTGCCGTCAATCTAGGTGATTTAGCAACCCAAGAGGTTGCAGCAAAGATTTTAGGTGATGCTAACAAGTCTGTATCAGAGGCAACATCAATCATTAAAGATGTTTTTGGAGCAATAGATAACGCCCCTGAAGCGCTTAAGAATGATTTGAAGACATATTTCCCTGGAGCGGATAGAACATCTATTGCTAAAGCGCTATTGCTTGGCAAAGAAGGAGCACTCGAACTTACAAAGAAGGTTGCTAGTATCGAGCAATTCTCTGCTGCTAAGTCACAAGGAGTCGGTATTGACTTAACAACTGGTGCAAACCTTGCAGCAGGTGGTGCAACATACGGTACATCACTCGGTAAGTTCGCCACAGTTAAGCAACTAGAACGTGGACAAACACTTGGCAAGATGAGTGGAATTGCTTTTACGCAAGAAGAAGCAATTGCATCTACATTCCAAGCAAATGCCGCTGCAGATGAAAAAATTCGTAAAATCAACGAAGAAGAATCAAATAGATTTGCCGCAAGAAGCGGAAGACTTAACTCACAAAATAGAGCGTCTGGCCAAATCTAAATAGAATCCTGAACGGACCCATCGGCCCCGTCAGAGTAATAGACCGATAGCAAGAGCCAACCTAGTTCCCCGACTAGCAATTGAGGCTTGCGACTACAACGAATAGAAGGGTGGTTGCTATGAGCAACAACTACTGGGATGACGAAGACGAAGACCTAGATACAGAAATCGAAACACCAATGGACGGAAGCGACCTCTTAAAGAAGTTGCGTAAAGCCAAGCGTGCTGATGAAAAGCGTATCAAAGAACTTACTGAGCAACTTGAGACACTATCCAAGGGGCAGCGTGAGCGAATCGTCAAAGAAACCCTAGAAAAGAAGGGTGTGAATCCAAAAGCAATACGACTAGTCCTAAAGGACTTGGATGATGTTAACGAGGAGTCGGTTAATAACTGGCTCGATGATAACGCAGACTTGTTCGGATTAGAAGTACGCCAGGATGCGCCTGAAACGAATAACCAAAATCGTGCGGCACTACGTCAGCAAGATATGGTTACTCAGGGTGCAACAACACCTGACAGAGCCGAAGATATGTCGATGAGAATTGATAACGCAGAATCTGCGGAAGAAATCATCAACATGATTTATGGCTCGCAAAACTAATCATAGTTTCTAACTACAAAAAGGAAATAACCTAAATGGCTAACTCATACGTATCCACAGACTCCGCCTCTCTCGGCGGAACCGCTGGTAGCGCTGGTTTAGTACAGAAGGCTTATGACCGACTTCTCGAGTTCGCGCTCCGTTCAGAGCCACTCATTCGTTCAGTCGCAGATAAGCGTCCTGCTAAACAAGCAATTCCAGGTTCAACAGTTGTTCTACAACGCTACGTTGACCTAACAGCAGCAACTACTGCATTAACTGAGGATACAGACCCAGAAGCAGTAGCAATGTCTACACCAACATCAGTAACCATTACTCTTAACGAGTACGGTAACTCAGTGTTGGTAACACGTGC